TTCCACCAGATATAGTTACAACTCCACCGCCAAATTTTTGTGGTGATGGATAAGAAATAATTACAACGCCAGAACCACCTGCCGCACCATCAAATGTTGGTATGGCAGCACCCGCACCGCCTCCGCCTCCTAAATTAGCAGTTCCTGCAACAGGCGCAGTAGTTGTTGAAACACCACCTGCACCTCCACCACCTGTGCCACCTAAACCTCTTG